GGCGATAGTGCAATTAGTACAGCCTATGTCGCTATCGCAACTATACTTAATGGCAGAGCTGACAGCCTACTTACTAGGATGGACATTCTTGACATTGTTAACCATCTCGGCACTATCCTATCTAGCAGACGCAGTGCGGAAATTGCGTTATTCGATTATGGACAGCCAGAGTGGGAAGAATTTGCGACAGCCAAAAAAGACTGGTGGCTATACAACAATTCACACCGTCAACAGTCTAACAACTCACTCGTATTTAAGGAAAAACCCCTTAAACAAGATCTTGAGAAAATTTTTGGTTTAATGTTGGAGGCAGGTGGAAGTGAGCCAGGATTTATTAATGAAGTTGAAGCCTTACGCAGAGCCCCATGGTTTAAGGGAGCAAATCCATGTGTCGAGATCTTGCTCGGAAATAAAAGCTTCTGTAACCTTACGGAAACAGATATTGCCAAGTTCAAAGGCGACACCGCAGGTTTGCATGCCGCTATCAGATTGGCGGCTAGAGCAAATTACAGACAAACGTGTGTTGATCTACAAGACGGTATTCTCCAGGAATCCTGGCACCTCAATAACTATTTCTTGCGTTTATGTGGGGTCGGACTTACCGGTATTGCTAAACGTCCTGATATGACTGGATATGATTATGAGTACCTTAAACGCACCGCAACAGCAGCAGCCATTGGCATGGCAGAAGAGTTGGGTTTACCAAGACCTAAAAACATTACTTGTATCAAACCAAGTGGGACATTGTCAAAAATCATGGACACAACCGAAGGCGTTCACAAACCCTTGGGCAAATACATATTCAACAATGTACAATTTAGTAGATTCGACCCTGTCGTTGAAGTACTTCGTGAAGCCAATTACAATGTAATTAATCATCCTACTGACCCCAGTGGTGTATTGGTTACTTTTCCAGTTGAATGGGCAGATGTTCCATTTCACAAACAAAATGGAAAAGAAGTCAATTTAGACAGTGCAATAGATCAATTAGAAAAATATAAATTGATTCAGACTTCGTGGACTCAACAAAATACTAGTGTAACAATTAGTTATGATCCTAGTGAAGTACCAGCAATTATTGACTGGTTATTGGATAATTGGGATTGTTATGTTGGTGTTAGTTTTATTTATCGCACAGATCCAACCAAAACAGCAAAAGATTTAGGTTACTTATACCTTCCACAAGAAGTAGTAGATGAACAAACTTACAGAAACTATGTTCATAGTTTAAAACCTGTATCAATTGATAATGCTAATAGTTTTGATGAAATTGTTGGTGATGACTGTACAACAGGAGCTTGCCCGATAAAATGACAGAAAAAGATAAAATTATTACTATTGAACTAACAGTAGAAGAAACAAATACTGTTTTAGCTGGACTTCAAGAGTTACCTGCTAAAACTGCTAATCCACTAACTCAAAAAATATTAAAACAAGCACAAGCACAATTGCCTGATGATAAGGAAACTACCAATGTTTGATATTATCTCTAGGTTACGTCCTATAGTATTAGATGCATACATTTCTAATAGCACTATTTATGAACAATTTCCTATTGTTCCAGCTAAAGAAAGCTATCCAGATTGGTGGAAACAAATGCCTGGAGTTATAGCTGGCGATGGTCAAAAAACTTGGGGTATACCAAGACCATCACCAACACTTAAACGTTGTGATGGTATAATTGATTTATATAAAAAAGCAATTAGTATTCCGCTATGGTCAGATATTATAATTAAAATTGAAAATAAAAATTTTAGTTTTATTTGCGCAGCAGAAAGTGAAACTAATGTTACCTTTCATGATCGTAATCAGTTTAATTCACCTGAATTTGAAAACTCAATTCATGCAAAATTAATGGTTCCGTGGGCTTTTAGAGAAAAAACTGGTGTTCAATTTGAATTATGTCATCCTGTATGGAATAATATAGAAAATATGCACAATTTTACAGTTCCATCAGGGTTGTTAAATTATAGAGATCAGGGTGGTGCACATTGTAATATGTTCATTCCTACTAGAGATAACATTATTAATTTAACAGCTGGTACTCCAATTATGCAAGTAATTCCTATTACGGAAAGACCAGTAAAAGTAGTTAACCACTTAGTAGATCAACAAGAAATACAACATATTTATAACTTAAGTGCATTTAGTACTGACTGGTATGGAAGATATAAAAAAGCTGTAAAAAGACGAGCAAAAAGTCCTACTTACAAATAATTAAAGCCCCTAAGTATTGCTACTTAGGGGCTTTTCTTTTAGCCGTCAGAACTTGATAAAAAAGTAGCTGCGTATTGTACTACGTCATAATCTTTACGTGTATTCATAATATGATCACGTTTTTCACGACTCCAACTAAATCCGCCATCACCACCCCATAAATCCCAAGCTACTCTGCCTTTACTTGGAAAACCTTCTTCACCACTATTAAATCCAGTAGCACGTTTATCTACTTCGTGTCTGCTAAAGAATGAAAACATTCTTAGTACAGTACTAGCAGATAAATCTTCTCTGTTTTTTAATTGATTGGCTCTTGCTAAACCAACCATAGTACCACCAGGTTTACCATCTGCATGCCATTGTAGTGCACGTTTTGCTGCACTAGCCATACCCTCAGTGGGTTTATACATTTCTGCCATAATTAATCTCTATAAGCTAAAATAATTTGTTTACACATTTTACTGCGTACGATATCTTCGTCTAAAAATCTCACTACTTCAATGCCAGGAATTCTGTCTAATCTATTAACAGCATCTGATAGTCCACTTTCAGGAATGTCACTTTGATCTACATCACCACTAATAATCATTTTGCAATTTTTACCAATGCGTGATAACAACATTTTCATTTCATCTCGTGTAGCATTTTGTGCCTCGTCTAATAAAACAATGCAATCATCAAATGTAGAACCACGCATAAATCCTAATGGTTTTGGTTCAATATCTTTTGATTTTAGTGCGTATTCATAAAAACCTTTTCCAAGGCTGCGCGTGAATACGCTATCAAAAGGTTCTAAATAAGGCGCATATTTTTCTTCTAGTGTACCTGGTAAAAATCCGAGTCCACGTCCAGTTTCAACATTGGGTCGAGTAAGTATGATCTTTTGTATTCGTTTATGAAATAATTCGCCAGCAGCATAAGTAGCCGCAATGTATGTTTTACCAGTACCTGCACTACCTACTCCAAATACAACTTGATTAGACTGAATAGCTCTTAAATATTCAGCTTGTATAAAGTTAAGAGGTTTAATTTCTTGAAATCCGTAAGCGACAGGATTTCTTTTCAACTCGATTACGTTATCAACACGTCTTGCTCTTTTACCACTTGCCATAAACTTCCTTAATTGATTGAAAATTCAGCCTATTAAGTTAAATAGGCCAGTATAGGACTATTTATTTAGTTTCTAGTTTTTTGTGAACCTTAACTTGTTTACAAACTTTTACAGTTTTGCCATTTTTAGTCTCATCATGACAAACTTTTTTAGTTTCTGTTGCGTATGCACTAGTAGTAAATCCAAAAACAATTAAACTTGTCCAAAATAATTTTTTCATACTGTTCCCTATCATTTAAAAAGTCCAAGAGCAGCAGTATGTCCTGCAGCCCACCCAAGTGCTGCTACAGCACCCATAATTAAGTAAACGCCTTTAGTTTTAAATTTTTCTAAATCGCCTACTTTACTAGCTAATTTTTCATGTTGTTCAGTACTAAGCTCGTTCATAACTTTTAATTCAGCTAATACTGTTTCTCTAGTTTTATCTAAACAATCATGCATTTCTCTTACATCGGCTTTTACTTCTGTAATTTTATCACAAATATTATCTACTTTTGTTTCTAAAGTAGCTACTCGTTCTGAGAGCTGCGGGCTTGTAATTGTTGACTTTATTGTTGCCATTTTTAAGTACCATTATAGTTGAGGATAAGGCGGTTGTTCTGGTGCCATTTTTCCACCGAATCCAACTCTAACCTGTGGTTGATTAAAATCACTGGCACTTGTTCCATTAAATCCGTTTGGAATTGTTGGCGACTGTACTCGTGTTGCTTGAAATACGCCAGGTGTTGTTGACCCGGTCTGAAATCCTGTTGTTGTAGTCGTTGCACCGCCATTTTGAGCTCCTGCTAATTTTTCTTGTGTACGACCAAAAGCTGCTACACCAATAATAGCACCCATAGACAAGTGAAATAATCCTGCACCCTGTAGTGTAATAGGTTGCCAGGGTGTAATAGGTTGTTTCATTGCTGCTTGTAATATACTCCATAAAATAGGAAATATAATAAAGTCAGTTATACAAGTTAACATATAAATCCAACCCATCATTGGACGCCACTTTGAATTCATCCAATCTTCTTTTTTCTTTTCACTATCACTTAGTTTTGCATAATCTTCTGCTGCCATTGTTACCTACCTATATAAATATATTTTTCTTCCCGTTTATCAGGACTTCTAGGAATTATACCATTACCATATTGAGGATATTTTTCCATACGATCGTAGGCTACCCATACCATACTTAGTGCAAAAGTAATAGTGAGTGCAATACCTACTAAACCAAAAATTATGTCATCTTTAATAGCTTTTAGTTTAGCTTGTTTTCTTTTTTGTATTATTTCTTGTTGTCTTAATTTATTGGTAAAAAGTACCCCTTGCTCTTTAGCCATCTTTTTCATCATTGTTTCTACATCAGTATATAGTGCACCTAATTCAGGAGGACTTTGATATACCATTAATTCGCGTAATTCTGTTTGCATTTGTTCTAATTGTTTTTTCATTAAAACACGTTGTAGTGCACGTTTGCCTAAACTATCATCACCTTCGTATAATTCTTCACGACTTTTACGTTCTTCTTCTGCAAATATTACTAAACATTTATTCATGTTATCATAATATTGACCTAAGTATTCACCAATTTCTTGATAAATACCTGTAGTCTCACCACCACGTTTGTTTAATTGAATTACACGATTTTTTTCTTCTATATAAGCATTACGTTGCGTAATAGTAGCAGGTTTATCTTTATGATTATTATTAAATTGTTCATCTAAATCTTTAAGAACACTTTTAATATCACCTGCCGCACCTTTAATATCTTTATATAATTGACATCCAGCTTTAACAGCAGAAACAGCTCCATTAGCTAGTGCAAACAATGTGATTGGATCCATTGTGCTCCTATTTATATCTGTCTTTATCGTTTAAATAATCTTTAAACATAACACAAAATACTGCAACTAAAGGTATCATGGACAGTAAAAATAATATATCATTAAATGTAATGATTATGTTGAAGTACATAGTTTAACCTCCAGCAACTGCTTTGTCTCTTTCTTCTCGTTCTTTTCTATCTCGTTCTTTTTGTTGTTGTCGTATAATTGCATTTCGTTGAATTACTTTTGCTTCATAAGCTTTTTTCTCTTCCATAGCTCCGTAAATACCAACTCCACCCATTGCTACAGCAAACAATACAACAGATCCTGCTATAAAATACATAGCAAATAAAAACATATCTGCCATTTTCTTTTTATGCGCTAGTTGTCTTTCTTTTTCTGCTTGCTCAGCTTCTGCACGTTGTTTAAATAAACGAGTGCGTTCTTTAATCATTTGTTCCCAGATTTGGGGTTTACCCATCTGCCAAATAATCATGTCTTTTAATTCACGCTCTTGTTCACGAAGTGCATCACTATGCATAGCAATCTGTAATGCTTCTTTGCCTAATTCTGCATCTGTCTTACCAAGCATTTGTGCTTTGGCTTTTTGCTGAGTTCTAGCTCTGTGAATAGAATCTGATGATTCAAAAAATTTACTGAACTGCCCTACAAGGCTATTAACATCTTTACCTAGTGCTATAGCTTGCTTGATATGACTTACAGCACTTTGTGCAGCACTAAAAGCAAGACCTATTGTAATTGGGTCCATAATTAACCCCCTGTTTTACATATGTCTTTATATAATCGTTTAGAACAGTCCTTTTTAATCCATTCTACGCAATAAACTTTTCTGTTAAAAACATCTCCAGTCCACTGCCACCTAACACAAACTAAAATTTCATCTACTTTTTCTTGACTAGATGCGGTAAGAGTAATTAATAACCCTAATATGGTAATCCATTTTAAAACGGTAGCCATAGCCAAATTCCTTGGCTCATTAATATGGCTCCAAGTATTCCTACTACAACACTAGCTTTAAATAGTCTATCATTAACTGCTAAAATACTTGCTGTTAATAATACAATTGCAATTTGAAACAAACTTCCTGCATAAGTATAAAAAGGACTACGTTGTTTTGCTATTTGACGATCAGCCTCTAAACCTCTGGCTTTAGTCATTAGTGCTTGTTTTCCTTCTTTAGGATCATTTTCATATCTATCAATTTTAGCGGTTAAAGCTAACACTTTTTTATTATCATGTGCACGATTAGCATCGTCCAATGCCATTTCTGCAAGTGTTTGTTTAATAGATTTTGCTTGATAAAAAGCCCAAATATTATTAGCTTCAATAGTATTACTTAAAACTTTAGAACTATTACTACCACCCATAAGTGTATTAATGGCTAATAATGCTGCTAATACAGTAATTACCCAGCCTGCTTTGTCTTTAATTTGTGCTTCATGCTCACTACGTGATAGTGGTTTTGTTACTTCTGTCATATTATGCTCCTAAAACGTGAAGTGCATGTTCGTAATGGCTAATACGATCTTCTAAACCAATGTAACCACCATTAATAGTTTTTGTCATAGCTTTAATATCACCACGATCTGCCATTGCATTTAAATTGGCGGTTTCCCAAAACCAACAAGCCGACTGTGCGGCACCTTCAAAAGTTTCCATATATTCGGAAGCTTCTTCAGGCGTAATATTTAACGAGTCAGAAAACCAAGTATAGTTATCATGACCAGTAACTTGAATTAAACCACGACCACAATACTTATAACCGTCACCCGACTCTTCACTACCATTACCCATACGATTAGCATATACTCTATTTGCTATGCGTTCAGGTTTGCCAGCATATTGTGATGCCAGCGCCAAATCAGGAAAATATTTTGGAAATACTTTTAGTAAGGTAGCAGCACGATAGTTTAAGTTTTCTTTAATAAAAACAAACTCTCCAGACTCGTGAGCACATTGTGCTAAAAAACTAGCAATACGTTGTGGCGTATTGATTTCGTAGTCTGGTAATAGTTGTTGTAATACGTCGAACCAGTGCTGATGATATTTATTTTTAGGAATTATTTGTTTTAATTGATCTAGTGTTAATTCGGTCATTGTAATTCCTTAAAAAGTTTTTGTTGAATTGTATACCACTCAATCCAACCATCTACTTGAGCACTACACTGATAATACTCAGTATAATTATTAACTACTACTTTAGTAGTTTGTATAATATCAGCATCTTGTTGTACTAGTTCAAGTGGCTTACATTTTTGTAATAACTGATTAGGTGCTTGTGGAAAACGTTGTGTAACTGGTACAGTTGTGCTGCACGCTGTAAGTAATAGTGCTAAAATAACTATAAGATACTTCATGGTTTAGCGGCCTTATTAAGTGTGTTAACTATTTCACTTGGCAGCTTAGGGCAAGTTTCTATATATTTAACAACTTCATTGTTTTTTACAACTTCTCGATCAATATATTTTACTATATCATCACCACGTTCTTTGATTATTTGTTTTTTAACCAATACTTTTTCTGTTAATTTAGTATTGGCTTCAGCACTTTTTGTTTCCAATTCCAAAACTTTTTTCTCTAATTCCGAAACACGTTGTAACCAAGCATCATTATCGTGTATAGCACCAGCCATAAAAATACCAAATACTATAGCAAATACGCTAGCAATCTTAATAACATCGCTATAGAGTAACAATTTTAATAATGTATTAGATAGTATATAACCAAGTATTCCTGCAAAAAGTAGTAAATAAAATAACCAGTTCGGTAAAAATTGTAGTATCCACATATTTATACTTCTTTATACTGTAAATGAACCATTAGCTGTCCATTTATAGATTCTATAACCACCAGCAACTAATATGTTAGGATTACCTGTTGTTGCACTAAGAGGTCCATATGAATCCTGATATCGAAGTATAAAAACCCCACTACCACCATTACCACCCGCACCCCCACCCCCACCAGTATTAGGGGTAGCATTTGAAGCAGTACTATACGCATCATTTGCACCAGTACCACCACCACCTAAACCGCCAGAATAACCAGCGTAACCACCGTACGGAGGATATCCAGCAGCACCACCACCACCTGCATAATAAGTAGCAGTTCCACTAATATCATACTGTTTACCAATACCACCTACAGGTCCGCTTACCGAATCAAAATTACCACCTGCTGCACCTGCTCCACCACCGCCAGAACCATAAGGTTGTGCAGCACCAGAATTACCGCCTTTATTACCCCATCCAGTACCATTATAAGTACTTAGACCATCATAAGTATTTGCAGGTTGTGTTGCAGCAGCCCCTGTATATCCTGGATACCATTGACCACCACCACTACCACCACTAGTACCATTATTGGTATTATCATTATATCCACCACTACCACCACCTAATGCAGTTAAAGTTGCATTACTTCCTGATAATACTGAATCGGATCCTTTTGCTGCCACAGTACCATTAGCACTTGCTCCACCTGCTCCAATAGTTATGGCATATGTAGATCCAATAGTTATTGGATAATTTGGAATATAGATTAAACCGCCTGCTCCGCCACCTGATCCACGCACATTACTAACTATGCCACCAGTACCTCCACCACCTACTAATAACAAATCAATTATGGATGGAGACATATTGAATGATTTAACTATTTGCCAAGCACTAGTATAAGTACTATATATTTCTAAACAATTTAATGTAGTATTAATACGCATCATTCCGTTGGCTGGACTTGCTGGACGTTGAGCAGTTGTGCCTTGCGGTATTTGAAAATAACCTGTAGAAGTTGTTATGGTATCGTATCCACTTGTTGCAGTTGGCTTATTTGTTAAATCATTATAACTACCACTTGTAGCTACAGTAGCTAAACTACTAGTATTTGCTTTACCTGCTAGTGTAGTAGTAATGGCACCTACGGCCGACTCATCAGTAGCTAGTTGATCAGCAATCTCTTTTAACGTATCTAATGTACCTGGAGCACCATTAACTAATTGAGTAATTTTATTGTCTACATAAGTTTGAGTAACAAAACCATCTAAAAGCGGTTGACCTTGTGATATTAAATTTCCTAACAGTCTTGCTTTAGTCATAAGCCACCTTTAATGTGTTGCAGCATAAGCCGCCAAATATTCTAAAATTTCCACTTCATATTTCTGGAAATAACTCTTTATGTATGAAATCATGTGCCATTTCCTCTGTAAATCCCAAACTCTTTAGCACTCTAGGAGTATGTGGATTTTGTTTTTGCTGTTGGCAATAGTAGTTTTGTTGCTCAGTAAAATTATATGTAGCAACTTGTTGTTCGTAACTTAAATTAAGTCTATACTTTTCTATGTTATCCATATAGTGTATTAGTGATTTTTTAGATAATTCTAATATTACATCCAACTCAAAATTTGTGTTAATATTTCCAGCAGCTACCATGTGCTTACTAAAAATATTACGTGCCCATTCGGGCAATTCTCGTGGTTTAGACCACTGTGTAGGTTCTACTAAATCCGCAAAATAATTGCATAACGGGTGATCAACATCACCTAGCGGACTATAGTCTAAAAACGCACCAGTTACCTTACTAGTGCCTGCTATAATATCAAATCCGTATATAGGAGCGGGGTCATATACTTGTGGAAATACACATATATGCATCATGTATAATTTTTTAGTATCAATAGCATCAATTACATCCAAGTGTGCTCTACGAAACCAAGCACACTGATATACTTTATTTGTCCACGAATACTGATCGCCACTGTCCGATAAAAAAGCACGCGTACTGATAATGTTTTCCATTTCTGTAGCGTGCCGTTTTAATTTATTAAAGATTGTACTCATCTGCTATCCTGTCAAATAATTTGATTGCAGATTGAAAAGCATAATTTGCTTCTTGAGCCATTGAAATATCTAATTTAGTTCTTAATTGTTCTATCATTAATTTTCTGTCATTAAATTTGTACATTAAACCACTACCAGGTACTACCTTTTTCAATATTTGACCGCCATATAAATCGCCCATGTGTTTGGTGTATATGTGTGCCCATAAGCCTGCATCATCTAATTGTTTTATGTGGTTACAGTAACTAGCTGTAGTATCAAAAAATATCACGGGTTCGTCCAACTCTAGTACGTCTTGCATAATTAACTCACTGCGAGCTAATCCAGGTATTTGATCCAATAAGTGTTGTGCACGATATTCTAGAGTTTGATATTGTAATAGTTGATTTGCTAAAAAAGTGGCATATATACCACTAGTAATACTACCACTTAATAACAGTTTAGTAAAACTATGTTGTTCAGCTAATACATGGTTATGATTAGTTAGTTCTTTTAAAGTTATCATTTTTCAACTATCATTAATGGACGAAATCTTTTCAAATCATTATTTGAATTTACTATTTTATACTGCTCATATTCTGATTTATTAATCATATTAATATTAAAACCAATAATAATTCTATCATCTTCACTATTATTAGGCAGCGACTCATGAGGTAACCAACCAGGAAATATAATCATTTTTCCTGTTTCTGCGGGTTCTACGTATCTTGTTAATACAGTAGGAAAGTTACTAAAATCATTAGCATACATAGTTTTTGCAATATATGCAGGATCTTGAAAACTTAAACCACCACAGTTGGATAGTGCTTTAGCATAGAATACCCCACTTAAAAGTGTGTTACTATGAGTATGTTGTGGAACAAATGCACCTTTTGGGTATATAGTTGTCCACATATTTTGTAGTGTAAGTAACTGATCTTTATTATTATTTTCAGGTTCAAGCATTTCCATTGCAAAATTTATAATAAATTGAGCAATATGTTGCCATTCAGGACTATTAAATAAATCTTCGGTAGAACAAAAACTTGTTATACCTTTTTCATCAAAGTCTTTTTGACTGGAACTTTTTATACCAAAGTTCCAGCTATCGGATACCAGTCTGGCATCTTTAGCTGTACTTTTATATTTATAGGCCAGATCACAAATAGATTGTGTAATTTGTGTATTATTTACTACACCAGTAAATACTGGTGTAGTAAATAGATTTTTTATAAATGGTGACAATTATTATCTACCTTAATTTTTTTTTTTATAAGCTTGTGCCTGGAGAAGTACTATTAACTGTTATGGGTGGTTGTGGCCATATAATTTGACTAGGATCAGTTACATCTTTAAAAGTTGTTGTCATAGCACGTAGGTCTTGTCTAAACTTAACCCACAATGCTTTTTCTTCGGCAGTTAATTTAGTATCTGGTAGTTGTGTCCAATCACTTCTTATTAACTGATCATCCCTACTGCGTCTAATCCACTCATTTAAACGTTCTTCTTGCGTTAGTTGTACAACAGTAAATTTACGATGAACTACACCATTAGGTTGCACTTCATATCCAGCCTCACCTACAATCCGTACTGTAGGTGGTTCCATATGAAATTCAAATAGTCTAAATCCATTGTTTAAAATTATTTCTTCTGTTATTTCGTATGCTTCTTTGTTTTGTCTAAAAGCTACTAAATTTGTAGCACTTTCAAAATTCATGGGATGATCAGTAATCACCCCATTTTCATCTACTTGTATATAAAATTTATCGTTCATATTATTGATCCTGTGTACTTGTTGATGGATAGGCTCTGCCAGCACCCCAGATAATTCTTACACCGCCTTGGCCGCCATTACCGCCTGTGTTGCTAAAGCCAAAACTTATAGTGCCTGAGCCACCGCCGCCCCCACCATAAGCGCCGCCATTAGCACCGGCAAAGTATCCGCCTTCCCCTTGACCAGAGAATGGATTTTCACCATATTGTCCCCTCTCTCCGCCACTACCGCCTTGACCGCCACCGTAACTACTGTTACCAGAAAAAGGTGTATAATTAAAATAACCATCAGGGCCTTTACCCAGTAAACCAACGCCGCCACCGCCACTACTACCCCAAAAACTAGAGTAGTAGTCACCTGCTTGTGCACCACCACCGCCGGTTTGAGGATAATTACCAAACCTACCACCTCCAGGAGCATCGCCGCCATAGCCGGTATAACCAGCAGCACCACCACCACCTTGATAGCTATTGGAGAATCCGCCAGCACCACCACCATCGCCTACCCAGCCACCGCCGGCAAAGCTACGTTGATTAGGCCCACCAGTATTGCCTTGACCGGCACCACCACCACCATAGCCAGCTACTGTGCTAGTGTTAATGAAATAACTATTACCGCCATTAAATCCACCAAAACTATATCTAGTACCACCAGCACCTACTACTACAGTATAACCACTACCCGGCGAAACAGGAATATTATTTTTCCATCCTAATCCAGCTCCACCGCCGGCATTGCTAGACCAGATATAAGCACCGGCACCGCCACCGCCAACTGCTACAGCACTAACACTAGTAACTTTATTTGGAGCTGTCCAAGTAAATGTTCCACTACCAAAATTTGTACCATATAATGTTTGACCAACAGCTGGATAAGAGATATCATATATCCACGTAAATGTTTGATCTACTGTAATACCACTACTAACTGCCCTAATAGTAAATGTTGCAGTTCCACTAACATTTTGTTGGCTACCTATTGTATAGACTCCGTTACTACTTAAACTACCATTACCTGGTATAGTTCCTGATATCAATGTGTGAGTAACTGCAGCCCCTGTACCGTTTGTAGCTTGAAAGTAGTATACTTGTGAAGGTGATTTATCAGCAGTATTAACATTTGGACTACCAAATCTTGGATAATTACCTTGATAGATATTGTTTATTGCAAACCAAGATTTTGTACCGCCACTAGTAATTTGTAGTAACGATGTTTCACTAGGTGTAGCAGGTAAACCGTTTGCAGCTATTAAATCATCAACATACTTTTTAGTAGCTGCATGTAAATCAATACTAGGTGCACCACTTAATGTTAGCGCTCCAGTCATTGTATCACCAGCTTTAGATACTTTAGTAGTAACTCCGGTTGTAACACCAGCATTAATTGCATTTGTATAAGCTGTAGTAATAGCAGCAGTTTGAGCTGTACTCTTAGTATCTACATAAGTTTTTACTGCATACTCTGTAGGAACAGCAAGATTACTAGCATCCGCTAGTGTGGCATCACTAGAAAACTCATTAATAGTTTCACCAAGTTGAGCACCAATAGATCCTAAACGTAGACTACTCAAACCACTCAAATCAAATGCACTAGCATTTAAGGTGGCTTTACCAGTTGCTTGGTCAATTTTAAAATATTTGCCTACTCTATAATTACCGTCTTGATCAGTACTTACATAGAATACACGGCCTGGAAATACTTCAATAGTTTCATTACCTTGTGCAGCTGGTTGAGTTGGAGTATTTGGATAGTTGGTTGTTGTTACTCCACCAGTACCAATACTTAAAAAATCGTGACCAGTTAAACGAATTTGCGAATATTTAGTACGAATAGTTACGGCCGTATTATCAGCACTACCACTTGGTTTTTCTTGTGATAGTACTAAAACTATTTCGCTATTGGTACTAGTCCATGTACCTGTTGTACTTTGAATAACATAAGCAAAAGTATCCCCTGCTAAACTAATTGAACTACCAGCTTTTGGTAATGACGAGAATCCTTTAGCAACTAATACAAATCCACTTTGATCTTGTACTGCTGATTTGGCGAAACCAACTACATTGCCACTAATCGTTAAGTTTTCATTAGTTTGAAAAGTACCGCTAATATTTTTAACGTATAATTTATTAGCACTATATTGTGCATTTAATACTGTAGCAGTTGCTCCACTTGTAGCACCGGTAACAGTATCACCTACAGTAATATTATTACCAGTATATGTAAATGGAATTACTCTACCTACTAATGTACCAGTTATTGGTGTTTCTTGAGCATCGAATCCACTAGAATATACCCCATATGTGCCATAACTATTATTACCATTTAATGCACGAATATGTCCACCACTAGTAGAGGCATATCCAAAGTAAGCATAATATGTAAAGCAAGAAACAATTTCAGATTTACCACCATCTTTAATCCAGTAACCTACACCATTATCGGTAACAATAGTATAACCGTGAAAAATCATAGTTTTAGCACCAGTAGTATGTACACTACCGTCTACTAATGCACCAATACATCCTGGAGAAATTGCAGAACATTCTAAAACATAAGGTGATTTTGTGGTAATAGGACTAGCACTATTAAAACCTACTATAACTCCTTTAGGAGTACTGCTAAAAATTTCGCTTGGCGTACCACCTGGCACCCATCCAGTCATACCCGTAAATGTCATTTTATTCAATATAGAACCGTTAGACATTTTAAACATTGTTGCATTAGCATTTGTAGTAACACCGTCGTCACTTAAACCAGCTTTAGCATTAACAATAGTAGTACGTTGATTGTCACCAACAATAGCACAATTTGGAGGAACAATAATAGGTAGTTGTTCTTGATAAGTACCAGTTTTTACAAATATAGTACTACTTAGTCCAGTAGTACTGGCCACATTACAAGCATATTTAATACTAGCAAAAGGTGTAGATAAATTTAATCCTGCAGTAGGAGTATCTGTTCCATGTGGAGCTACATAGTATGTATTAGCACTTTGAGTAGATCCAATCCAATCAATATTAATACCATTGCTTGTAACAGTTAAACTTTGACCAGTATCTGATGTCTGAATAACAGGTAGAACATCACTAGCACCAGTTACAAATATAGTCCATTTATTTGCAGCTAAATCAGTATTAAAATTACTATAACTAGTATGATCTAATACTGCAATATACGCACTACCTAAACTATCTTTAACAATATCGTCTTTTAGATATAATGTAGTTGCGGCCCATGTACCTCTCCAGCGTATACCGCTGTTAAATTTTTGCCAACTACCATTAGTTAAATCTGAAGCAAATACTGTACTTGCATGTGGTGCAAGAGAAATATAAGTATTACCACCATAGACTACTACTTCATCAATACCATATTGAGTACTAGTTGCCCAATTGCCGCGATTTTTAGTACCGTATACTAATTTATTCCAAGAAGCAGTTGCAGTAGGATTAGTAGTTTGAACATCAGCAATAGCTTGAAACAATGAACCACCATAAGTAACTACTTGTCCAATTTTATATAATGTGCTACTTGACCACACACCTTGATAACTAAACCCTTCACTCAATAGGTCCCAGTTTGCAGTAACTGTTGGTAATACATTGGTTTGTGTTTGTTTACTACGATAACTATTTGAACCGTAAGTAACAATATCATTTAAGTAATATGCAGTATTAGCACTATAAATACCTTGGTAGCCTACACCACCAATTAACAATTCCCAATTTGCAGTAACTGTTGGTAAAGTAGCGCTCTGTGTTTGTTTACTACGATAAAGGTTAGGGCCATAGGTAACTAAATCATTTAAATAGTATGTACTAGCACCATTATACGCACCTTGAAACTTACTGCCACCTATAAAAATTTCCCATTTTGTAGTATCACTAGGTAAATTACCTGTAGTATTTGTTGTGGCACGATAAATATTTGGTCCGTAAGCTACTAAATCATTAGGAACATAAGCAGTTGCATTATTGTAAATGCTTTTAGCACTTACACCTTCAACAAACTTATCCCAGTATGTAGTAGCAGTAGGTAAATTACCTGTAGTATCCTGTTTAGCAATATATGCACTACCACCATAAACAACTACGTCATTTTTTTGATATGCAGTAGCACTATTAAAAGTACCTTCATATTGAATACCATCAGCAAATAGTGACCAATATGTTGTATTAGGAGGAGTTTGTCCTGTACTGTCTAATACCGAAACATAAACTTTACCACCATAGGCAATACCGTCACCAACTTTATAAGCTGTAGTAGAACTAAATACACCTTTGAATTTAAAGCCTTCAATCATTAAGGCCCAGTAAGCTGTATTTGTTGGCAAATTACCGCTAGTTTTCAATGCATAAGTATAAACATATACATTACCACCATACTTAACAATATCGTTTGATTCGTAAGTTGTTGTGTTGCTCCAGTCACCAGCAAAACTGAAACGTAATTTTCCTAAATCAATTAATTGGCTCATTATACCATCCTCATTAATAAGTGTCCGTTGCTACCCCAATAAAATTGAATAGTATCTTTTGACCACACCCATTGTTTGTAATCATACTTATCAATAATATTATCTTGAGGCAAAGATATTGGGGTATCCCCGTCGTCTATAATTTCTATATTTAAATTTCCATCATCGGGATTTAATCGGAATCCGTAGAATACTTTGTCGGCTAAATCTGTACCTTCATAGAATCCACTCATTATGAGACTCCTTGTAATATGGAAAATACAACATCTAAGCTACTATCTACTTTTGACGAAACAATTAGTTTGTCATTAGCTTGTAATACCAATTTGTTGCCTTTCATGAGTTCAAATGGCTCACCACTTTCTACTCGTTTATCTTTATGTATGTAGGTATCTTGAGATCCTCTACGTACTTTAATTGTCATAGGAACAGTAGTTGATAAAATATTACTTACTGAACATCCTACTACAATTGATTTATCTGTGGCTGTAAAAACTATTTGCTCTGTTGTTCCTACAGCATTTGCAATCGCATTTGTAAAACTTGTTGCCATAGATTATCCCAGTGCAATAGCCATAACAATGGCTGTTTCATTAACTAGTGAGTCTACTTCTGACTTTCTATAAGTATTAGCTAAACTTACCGCATTATATGCTACCAATCTTACAACATCGCTTACTGTGCAACCTTGTTGTAAAACTACAGTAGTTCCGTCCGTAGCAGTAAAATCTGAATTAGATAACTGACTACCATTTAAAATAACATCTATAAAACCTGGAACATATCCGCCAGTTAGTGTAAAAGTAGTTTGATTACTGGTGGCAGTAAATTCTGTAATTGTTCTGCCTGTGGAACCACCACCGCCACTACTACCTCCACCCATTGCAGCAATAGTACCATCTGGTTTTTTATAGTAGATGATACCATCTTGATAATTTATGGCTATTTCACCATAATCTAAATCACCAGGTAATGGTATTTTATTAGGAACTGCACTTCGTTTTAATTTAAATAGTGTTGACATACAGTTCCTTTTATATTAGTAAGTACCAGCATCAACAGTCGATAAATACACTGCACCGTTAGTTACTGTAAATTGTGTATTATCAAAACTTGCTAAACCTTTGACTGTAGTACTAGCATAAGGAATTGCTGTTTGTGTTACAGCGGTTACCAAACCTTTTGCATTAACTGTAACGGTAGGAACTGTTACACTATCACCAAAGTTACCAATATTTGCATTTACTGTAGCTAATGTAAGTGCTGCTGATACTGCTGCCGAACCATCCACACTAGTCAATGTTGCAGTTGCATCACCAGTTAATGATAAGTTACGTGCTGTTTTCCACTTTGTAGCTGTACTAGCATTACCTACCAACTCAGCATAAACATTTGCAACATTTAAATCTTTGTTAAAGTTCCAGCGGTCATCGCCACTTGAATATGTTAAGGTAGCTGCAGTAGCAGGACCTTTTACAGTCAAACCACCACCATCTGCCATTGCTGCACTAGTAGCATCTTTAGCCAACTCAATATTTTTGTCACCAATTGCTACAGTAGTTGAATTAACTGTAGTAACAGTACCTAATACTGTTAAGTTACCAGTAATTGATGCATTACCATCGATACTAATACTACTAGCTGTAATATCATTGCTGTACAGTGTACCGCCTACAGTTACATCATTAAAAGTAACATTCGATGTAGTTGCCAATGCTTGCGGTAAGTTAATAGTAATTGTGTTATCTGTTAAAACAGTACTAACTCCAACGCCACCAACAATATTTAAGGTATCTGTTAACAAACTAACTGTATCAGTAGTTAAACCAGTATTGCCCTTAATAGTTAAATTAGTAGCAACATTTACGCTACCTGCTGCAGTTAGTCTACCCTTACTATCAACCGTAAAAGTTGGAATACTAGTAGCTGAACCATAACTGCCTGCGGTTACTGCAGTATTTGCTAGTGTGATTGCTGTGCTGACATTGGCCGATCCATCTACACCACTAAAAGTTGCGGTAGCGTCACCAGTTAAGCTAATTGTGCGAGCATTTAACCATTTAGTTGCTGTGCTAGCATTGCCTAACAGTGTAGCAGTAATATTTCTAGCACTAAAATCACCATTTGAATCACGTTTGACTAGTGTGGAAATGGTATTTTGATCAGTAGCTGCGTCAACCATGTCGGTATAGCGCTTACCACCAATAATAACGTGATTTACTGCATTACCAGCAGTTTCAGTACCCATACCAACGTACAGTCTGTCACCACCATTTGATCCATTGTCTGCTAAACCAGAGTATGCTAACTCACCAGCTCCTAATACGGCTGGGTTTCCGCTAGTATCACTGCGTTTAATCTTTAAAAACGATGCCATATTATTATCCTTTAAAATTGACCAGCTTCAATCGTTTGCTGATCTAATAGCTTAGTAGCCACCCATCTGTTTGTTGTAGTATTGTATACTAACATACTGCCACTTTGCAAATTTGAGATGTCAATATCACCGCTATTGGTTATAGAATTAACGGTTGGGGGTCCCATCATGCCAGTAACAATAAGTGTTGTTCCCTTTTCTTCAGTAACAACTTGATTAACTACTTGGGGCTGTATAATTGCTGTATCATTAGATTGAACTACTACAGTATCTGTCATCTTGTCACCTCAGGAACTAAGGTTAAATTGCCTACCAAAAAACTCAATACATTATTAGCACTATCAAATAATTCTACTGAATATACGGCAGTACTAAAATTAAATGTTTGTGTAATATTGCCTAAGATCGTAATTGTAATGGTTTTGGATGTGTTGTTTAACACAATCTGTCCACTCGCACTAGTTGCTTCGTAAATTACGGTAGGACTATCAACTGTTTCGCGAATTTGCATTCTAGCATTATAGTTTGCTAAATCAACAGGTTGATTATATTCAATAACTCCATTGCTAGTATATGCAGTGTAAGCTAAACTATTAACTTGATTTATAGTTATAGTGTTTGAAGTAGTACCTGTTGCAAGATGATAAGTATCTGAAGTTGGATATAATTCTTTCATACCACCACCAGCTACCTTAAATCGCCATCCTACAGGCAATGTGTGTGGTGATGTAGTTGTAATCACGCAAGGAGCACTTTTAGCAATTGCTAAAATTGGAGCATATACTTTGGTTTCTGATTCCCAACGATATGTCTCTTGAAAGGTGCTGCCTTGATAAATTTTATAATTAAGTTTTGCTGGTTGCATTATATGATACCACCTTTTATTATAACTGTTATAATAACTTATTCTAAATAGGCAAAATACCTTTATAGCATAGTTAATTCCTTAAACGAAAAAATTCTGAACTTTTTCTCACATTTTGATATATTATACCATAAGGGTTGGGTGTTGTCAATGCAAAAAAATACCCTGCCCATAAGTTTGGACAGGGTATTAAATTTTAGAATTAACTAGTTAATTATTTAAATCAATTATGCTGTTACATAGAAGAATCCAGTAATAGGAGGTATGTATACTGATCTAGAAGTACTTCCACCAGGACCATATATGTACATTGTAAGACTAAAACTGGCTCCATAAAAAGCACCACCAGTACCATCAAATGTTTGACTACCACTGGTTGCCGTATTAGTTAAATAACCACTCCAAGAAACACTAGTAGCATTGCTAGTACCCCAATATACAGTAATATAAGTTGAGTCTCCATAAACACCCAAATACCCACTAGGTGGAGTAGCTGGTGGAGTATATCCGCAATTTGCACTATTATTGGTATCGCTATTATAACTACCACCACTACCATCTGCTATAACTTGACGGTATGTATAAGGTGATACACCGTATCCATAGATACAACTAGAACTTAGTACAGTTCCTGCCGCAGGTGGAGTATATCCACAAGTGGTACTATTATTAGTATCACTATTATAGCTACCACCACTACCATCTGCTATAACTTGACGATATGTATAAGGTGATACACCGTATCCATATACACAGTATGAGTTTAATACCGTTCCTGCCGCAGGTACACCACAACTAGGACTATTATTAGTGTCACTATTAGTGCTACCACCACTACCATTTGCTATAACTTGGCGCAGTGTATAAGGAGATACTCCATACCCATAGATACAACTAGAACTTAGTACAGTTCCTGCTGCAGGTACTCCGCAGTTTGTGCTATTGTTAGTATCGCTATTAGTGCTGCCACCATTTCCATCAGCTATAACTTGACGATATGTATAAGGTGCGTTGCCATAACTTAAACAATATGCACTTAATACAGTTCCACTATAGGGCCATACTGTCCAATTAGCTGTTCTAATGTGTCCATTACTACTAAATTTTATATATAATGTATAAGTTCCTGGAGTATATCCTGCACCAACATTATAAAAGGTTAGTGTGCCGTCTGATAAAACTGTAGTTAAATAGGTATAGGTAGTACCATCCGTAGAATACGATACCCCATCCCCAGGCATAGCATTAGTAATATAAATATTAAATGTATCATTGTAAGCTACTGCAGATTTACTAAGGCTCAATGATTCATTATATACAGGAGTTAAGCTAGTATCATTTATACTTACATATACATAGTTACTATATCTATATCCATCATTAACTCTAAACGCAAAATATTTAGTGCCATCTGTTGTTAAATCATTAGTAATTGCACAAGTTATATACCCATTACCATTACTATTTAAAGTTATTGTACCACCATTTATATCAGAACCAGTAAAATCACTTTGAGTTATATTAGTTCCTATCCAATAAGCATAAGTATAACTAATCGAACTATTGGCAGCATTTGTACCATCTACCCAAAAATATATAGTAGTACCTTCATTAACATTAATATACGTACTGCCTCCAGCTGCTGCAGATGTATTAACTGTTAGTGAATAACTAGGCTCATATGTAGTAACTGTACTGGATGTAGCTAATGCAGTTGTTGCTATCGATGAAACATACAGTGCTATTATAATACTTTCACCGCTATCTGGTGCATCATTAATCAGTGTTTTAGTTATTGTAGCAGTATTATTAATTATAGCAATACTATCGTAATTTATATTGTCAGTGAAATCACTGGCATCAGTTGTACCATTATTTTTCCAAAATAAGTAAGTATTATCTGGTACACCAGTAGTTGTAATAGTCCAAGTTACATTACTACCTTCTTTAACTGTAAGTACACTTGGTGATATTGCATACGTAGTAGGTGTTTTCGAAGTATCCGCAATATATATTAATCCAGGATATGTGGCCGCCCTAGTACCTAGACTTGGGTAATCAATTGCAAAAGTAAAATATTCTGTATCTTCTGTTTTTTGATCCGCTACAACAGTAAACTGTACTGCTGCAAAACCAAAAGCACCAACTTGAACACCACTATTAACACCAGTAGTTTGATTAAACCAAGTTGCTGAAAAGTCTGCATTACTAGCTGTTAATGGACTTACAATAACAGGATATATTGTAGTACCTGCAGGTGCATTGGTATACACAAGAAAAGTATAAGTATTATCTTCACTTAAATATACATCTCCAGTATAAGTTCCACCAGTTGCCATAATATTAAAGTATGGTGCTGCGTCCTGTATCTCACCCATTAGGTAAATGTTTTGATAACTAGAATCAATAGTTGGCAATACTACGTAAAATCTTTCTGCACCTTCAGTTATGCCGTCAAATTTAATAGTAAAAGTTGCGTCTGCTGTACCAGTACTTGCATTACCTACAGTTTGTACTGTAAAATATCCAGTAGTACTATTATTAGTAAAGTCGCTAGCATCTGGCTGCCCAGCTACATAGCCAGGATACGGTAGTATTGAATATGCTATTTGTGTATTATTAGGTACATTTTCAGTAGTTAGTCTAACAGTTACTTGTGTGCCTTCATTAAATTTATACCCATCCGTTGGAGTAGTAACCCAACTTAATACATAAGTTTTACGCTCCGTAATATTAATACTAGCACTAACATTATTATAACTGTCTAATCTCATAGTTAAAGTTTCTGTGCCCTCTAATACCTTATCATCTTTGGGACGTATCGTAATTGTACCTACGCCATTTTCTAGTGTAACATAGCCACTAGTAGATGCTGCGGCACTAGGCGGGTGACGATTACCATCATCAATATAACTAAAATCATTACCAGTTATACCAGTACCTGATAGTGTATAGTTTAAAATAGCATTACTATTTGAACTGCCGTATGCGTATACAGTAAATACAATATCAGTATCAAAAAAGTTTTGATGTTCATTAACAGAAGCGGCATTTACCGTAATTCTGTAACTAGCTGGAAATTGTTGTGTTGTATATCCAGTATCAAATCCAGTGCTATCAATAGTTAATGCTCTAGTAGATAGTGTACTGCCATTATAATTTTCTAGTCCACGATTTAATATTGTGTATTGATTATCAGTAATAGTGCTTAGGGCATATGAGTCAGTTATTGTAGACCATTTAATACCAATATTTTTACTACGAATTAATAAGCTATTAGGCCTTGACTGCCAAAATGTTTTAAATTCATATTTATATCCCACATTACCATAAACACTAGTATTTTTATAATAAATATTAGTTCCTGCACTAGGAAAGCACCACGCTGTATTATTAATATCTTGTGGCCAAATTATGTTAATAGTATCTTGACCATTAACGGTACTTCCGCTAGCATAAAAAGCATCTGGAAAATACATTTGAGCATCAGAATATGGTTTTATTTGTATGTGTCGTTTTTCAGAATCATACATGCATTTACCACTCTGATCAAACAGCTGCATACCATATCCAGTACCACGAGAACCGCTAGGTATTTGTAGTGTTGAATAAAAATATACTTTTGGTATAACTGCTGCAATTTGTGCAGTTGAGGGATTAGAAAACAGCCAACTTTGTGGTACTAATGCATAGATAGAAAAATTTGGATATCCGCCATAACCAGTACTAGTAATATAAGGTGATGTGGTAGTGAGTGGAGCCCAACTACCATTTTCACTAGGTGCATACCATATATCATTGCTATCACTACTAGGTAGTGTAAATACAGCAAAACAGTCAGTAGTATTTGGTGCTACATACTTTAGTTCATATGGTATCCAAGTTTCTGTACTACTAAATGCAGAAGAAAAGTTGCTTATACCAGCTAATCCACCATTTAAAAAATTCCACTGAGTTTCTAGTGAATTATTAGCCCAGTTATTGCCTATAATACCACGACTATATGGTGTAGTATCAGTAAAGTACCATGGCTTTATATTACTGTCGTCCAGTATTAGCTCACCACTGGTATTATTAAAAAATTTAAATCCGTATGTCATTTTACAAATACCATTAGTATAGTGGGATTCCACATATCTGTTCTATACAGACCTGGAGCAGTTTCTAAATATTGTATATAAGGATAACCAGGCAGCCCATTACCTAAATAGGCTGCTCTGGTTCCATTATATGTTGATGTACCATCAAATACTGTCCAACTTATATCATTACAATATAAGCCAGTTACTATAAGTTTTTTACCAGCAAACTGAGAATAATTTATATATCGTATTGCAGAACTTTGCGTAGGCATTAGTGCTAAGTTTTCTACAAATACTCCGCCACTACTAGTACTATCATAGTATAAGTTATTACCACTATCATAAATTTGCATTCCGTATGACATATATTATCCTAAGTTACCAATAACAACCCTAGCAACACCACTATTATATACTTTAATTGTATTATTAGTACCGTCAATAACAATTCTACTACTACCACTAGCATTATTAGCACCAATATTTAAAAGATTAGCATCAATACTTCCAGTTTTAATCTTACCGCCGTCAATAGTAGTAACATTACTTAAGTCATAAGTAGCATAATTACCGGCAGCATTACTCACTGCAGTATTAGCAGCACTTGTAGCAGTACTACTTACTTGACTAGCTGTTTGATATCCTTGACTAGTAACAGTACTAGTTACTTGTGCAGAGGTTTGATAACTATTATTTGTAAATGTTACTAAACCATCAAAAGTAATACTAGCAAATGCTGGACTAAATGTACTTGATTGCGAAACATATGACTGGCTACTGCTACTGTAATTAATTTCAATTACACTGTATCTAATTGCCCAAGCTTTTTTACTGGTATCTGTTGCCATTGTACTAGCAGCTGGAGGTGATATTGACCAGTAACCCATATTACTAAACATACCAGTAGTAAAATTATATGTGCCTAATGTACCATCACCAGGTTGTTCAGGAGATGAAGCTTGAGCTATTATATAGTATAGGTAACCACTTGCACTCTTAGGTCCTGGTACAGTACTAGGTGTTCCTGGTTGCCCATCTGCGCCAATTTTTACATAGGCTACTGGTGCGCTCCAAGTAGTTGCTGTTACACTAGCACCAGGTGTAGTGGTTACAAAAGTATAAGTTGTTGCAAAAGTTGTTAGAGTACTTGAAGAAGCAGGCAGTGGTGCTGACCAGCCACTAGGCGCAGTGAGTATGTTAGTTGTAAAGTCATAGCTACCACCAGCAGGAGTAGTTGGTGGTGTAAGACTAGCTTGTTGTAAATATACTGTAGCAGTATAAGTACTTTTACCATCTACATAATCTGTACCTTTTATAGGTGTCTTACCATTTAATGACTTATTAATAGTTAATACTTTATCAATAGTACTACTACCAATTGTTGCACGCACACCTACTTGCATTATATAAACAGTATTTGCAACTGCTATATTAGTAACACTAATAGCACCTGTGCTAGAATCAATTGTAGCTGTTACACCACTGGTAGTTGCATTAGTACCGCTAGTAATTAGTGAATAGGTTATACCATTATTAATTGTAATATTGGTAGTACCTCTAAATACTACAAACTGACTACTTAATGGTTGGCTACCAATAAGCGCACCAGTATTGTCACAAACAACAGATTGATTTTCGTTTGCTAAACCAGCAGCTAAACTATCGTCACCTTCTTTTAAGGCATACACAGTCATAACATCAAATACTGTTACACCACCAGCAGTAACTTCAACTCTAACTGTTTTAGTACCACTGTTAAAACTTGCTAATGAAAAAGTATAACCAGTTTGACCAGCTTGCGTTACTCCAT